AAATTAATAATCATTTTAAGATGCCTATTTATTATAATAATGATAAAGTAGAGCTAAAAAAAAATATTATAACCGATTTAGAGCTTACAAATACATTTGATGCTTCATGTAGCACAATATATTCTTTTTACTTTGATAATGACAATGATGTATCAAAAAAGCTAACAGAACAAATTTCTACGTATTATACAAATGATATTCATTTTTTAAACGATAATCAAAAACTTATCAAGGAATTTGTATCACCTGAAACTATCTATACAGATATATCTCCCAACTACAAAAATATCATAGATATATGGAATGAATTAAAGATTGATTATGGATTTAGAGAGAAATATTACTACCTTGATTGGGAAATGATTGAATTTCTAAATAATTCTGAGATTTTCTTGCAATTTATGAGTCTCTATAATTTATTTTCACCAGTCTTCTCTCTATTAGTCCCTATAATAATATTAATTATTCCATTTGTTGTTCTTAAAATCAAAGGATTACCCATTACAATTAATGAATACATTGATGTGCTTAAAGTTGTCGCTCAATCTAATGCGATTGGTAAGCTCTTAACAGTTAATTTCTCTCAAACAACATTTCAAGACCAAATATACATACTTGTTTCGGTTGCATTTTATTTGTTTTCTATTTATCAAAATGTAATGGTTTGTGTAAGATTTAATGAAAATATGAAAACTATACATAACCATTTTAGAGAGATAAAAGCATATTTAAACGTAACATTGAATTCTATGGATAATTATCTTACCTATGCAGAAAATTTAACTACACATCATCTATTTAATGCTACTCTCAAGGAGAGAAAACAAATTCTAGAAAAGATACATAACAAAATTCAAAACATTTCTGAATATAGTTTGTTCAATATAGGTAAAATTACTGAAATTGGAAAGGTACTTAAATACTTTTATGAATTGCATACTGATTCCTTATATGATGATGCTATATTGTATTCAATTGGGTTCAATGGATATATTGATTGTTTAAAAGGACTCCAAAAGAATATTGTAGAGAGAAAGATTAGTTTTGCAACATTCATTAAAAATAATAAAAAAGGCAGATTTAACAAGAGCTATTATGCTTCTTTAAAAAATGTTAATCCTGTTAAAAATACAATTAAATTTAATAAAAATAAAATCATAACTGGACCCAATGCTTCTGGAAAAACTACAATTCTAAAATCTACATTAATCAATATTATATTTACGCAGCAGTTTGGTTGTGGTTTCTATGAATCCGCTCAACTTGCACCATTTAAACATATACATTGTTATTTGAATATTCCAGATACATCCGGTCGCGATAGTTTATTTCAAGCAGAGGCCAGAAGATGTAAAGAAATTTTAGACATCATAAATGAAAATAAGAGAGAAGAACATTTTTGTGTATTTGATGAATTATACTCTGGCACAAATCCTGAAGAAGCTGAAACAAGCGCGACTGCTTTTATGCTTTATTTACAAAAATACAAAAAAGTCACTAGCTTACTTACTACGCATTTTGTAAAAGTATGTAAAAAATTGGATAAGATAGAAGGTATTGAAAACTTTAAGATGATAACAGAAAAAAATGGAAACAGAATTAAATATACTTATAAATTGGATAAAGGTATATCAGAAGTAAAAGGTGGAATAAATGTGTTAACTGAAATGAATTATCCTAAAGAAATTATTGATAATACTATTAACCCTTTATAAATTTTAATCTGTTATAAATTTATTTGGGTATAAATATTAATTTATTTTTATTTTGATATTTATATGCTAACAAGACGAATGCGACGTAATCCTCACAAGGGAACAAAGAAAAATTATATTATTCAATTAAAAAATTTATACCCAAGTTGCAAATTTGATAGAAATGTAGAAGATAGTTCATTGTATAGTGGTGTTAATATTACCTATGGAGAGATGGAATATGATGGTATTCAAAAATTATACAGCTTTATATCAAAAAATTACAATAACAAGATTAATTGCTTTATGGATTTAGGATCAGGGCGTGGTAAATTGTGTATGTATATGGCCGCCCTACCAAAAATTAAAGATGTTTTAGGTGTAGAATTAGTAAAACAGCGTCATGAAGACGCCGAAACTCTTAAGACGGGTCTTGCATTTGAATACGCGAATAAAGTTACACTATTACATAAAAACATTTTTGATGTAGATTTTGAAGATTATACAAATAAACAAATATTTATTTGGTTTAGTAATTTATGTTTTGATGTTTCTGGTATAAACAATATTTTCCAGAAACTACAAAAGGATTTGCCGAGTGGAACAATTGTGTGTTGTTCAAAAAAACCAGATGAACTATTCGGAGAATTTTTACATACTATTCAAGTTCCTATGTCTTGGAACAAAGCTAGTAATGTTTATATTTATAGATTATAACTATTCGTATATTTTGTATATTGTATATTTTATAGTATCTAGTAATTCGTTAGTAAAAAAATTTATTTATATAATCTTTTTGTAATACAATGGCATCCTTAGCTGATTTATTTAATCCTACTTTTTTTATGTTTTTAGGAATATTAGTATTAGTAGCTGCTTTGCTTGTAGTTTATTTTGAAACTAAAATAAGAGAACAAAATCATAAAGTTGCGTCCATGTTAAGTCTTGTTTCCACTTTAGCGGAAGAAACGAATGATATTAAAATGGGTATGAATCACTTGGCGATGACTTCATTTGGCGGTTCAGGTAGGTTCTTTCAACAAAGTGTGCAAAAAGACGACGACCAAACCGGTAAACTGGAAGAAGACGGAGAAGACGTAGATGAAGACGAAGATGAAGACGAAGAAGACGAAGATGAATCTCGCAATGAAAAGAAAAAAGAAAATAAATTAATTAGTGTTTCAGATGACAGTGATGATTCCGAAACCGAATCTTATGGCAGCGAATTAGACTCTGTTTCAGATGATTCTGATGATGATATTATTGAGGAATTACTTGAAACCAACGATGACGACGTTACATCGCATAATGATATTAAAGTTTTGAAATTAAATATTACAAATGATTTGTTTGAAAATAATGAGCACACAAAAGAGGATTTGGAAGATGTTGAAGATTTAGAAGTATTAGAAGTTTTGGATTCGCAATCTGTAGAATTAAATGGGGATTTAGCATTAGCTGAAGAAACAAATGATGAGAATTTACTAACGACCGACTTTAAAACAATTAATATTAATTTAGAAGAAACTACAAACAATGAATCTCTTGATTATAAAAAATTATCCTTACCAAAGCTAAGAAGTATTGTTGCTGAAAAAGGATTGTCTACAGATTCTTCAAAATTAAAGAAGCAAGATTTACTTAAATTGCTTGGAGTTGAATAAGATTTTTATCTTGTGATTATATAATAATATGAGTTGGAGTACGTGTTATAGTGGTTCTAATAATATCAATTTTAACTTTCCGCCAATTATGGCAGACGGAAGAAATTATGCTTCGTGGCAACCTGACGCTGTAGTCAATGAGAGAATTCAAAAACAAGAGGGTATTCAATCTAATTGGAAATACAGACAATATTTGCAACATAATGGTCTTCAAATTATGAATTACAATAATATGGAAGCTTGTTATGATTTAGGTCTTGATCCTCATATTAAGTCTGACCGCACTCCTTCAGCCAATGTCCCATACAAATTTAAAGGTGTTTTTGATACGAGCAGACCAGGTTATGGTTACTGTAATAGTGACTTGAAAAATCCTTACTTATCTCGCGAACAATTAAATTCTAGATTAATGGCGCCATCTATTAATCCTATGGATTACCAAAATGCTAGTATTCCCGGTTTAAAGCAATATTAAAATTTAAATTATTCTTTGCAAACAATATAATGATAAGTTTTTATAATTTATTATTATATGAAGATTCTCTCTATTGATGTTGGTATTAAAAATTTAGCATTTTGTCTTTTTGAAAAAACGAATGATTCACAACATTTCAAGATAACCAAATGGGATATAATTAATATTTCTGAAAAAGAAGACATTGTAAATTGTTGTTTTATTGATAAAAATGTTTTATGTAATAAACCCGCCAAATTTAAAAAAGATGATAAATGTTATTGTTTGAAACATTCTAAAAAGCAGCAATTGCAAATTCCAGGATGTGAGCAAAAACCAGCCTTTATTAATAAACAAAAAATAGTAAAACTATATGAAATAGCGGATAGTCATAATATTAAATATGAAACCAAAGTTAAAAAAGTGGATTTGATAAAACTGATTAACGATTATATTAATATTAATTATTTTCAAACAATAGAAAGCAAGAATGCAGCCGATGTAGACTTGTTTAATATTGGAATAAATATAAAAACCAAATTTAATAAATTATTTGAAAATGAAGGACAAATTGATTATGTTATTATTGAAAATCAAATTAGTCCAATTGCCACAAGAATGAAAACCATTCAAGGTATGATAGTTCAATACTTTGTTATGGCAAATTTAAATGTATCTCATATTGAGTTTATTTCAGCTGCGAATAAGTTAAAGGATTTTTGTAGTAAGGACACTAAGGAGACTAAGGATACAAAAACAAAATATAGTGATAGAAAAAAACTCGGGATTGAAAAATGTTTAGAAATTTTAACAAAAGAGTTTAAATTTAATGAGCACATTGATTACTTTAATCAACATAAAAAAAAGGATGATTTAGCTGATTCTTTTTTACAAGGTATGTGGTTTTTAAACAATAAAAAATTATAAAAGGATCTATCTAAAAATAGCATAAAAATAGTATAAAATAGTATAAAATATTTTTATATATTAAATGGGGTTTTCAACAGGTTCAATTATAGGGTTAAGTATTGCCTTGGGATTCTTTTTTATTATTTTACCTCTAGCCATATATCTAATAAATACCTTTTCTTCACCAAAAAGTTCCGGATATATTGACGCCAGTCCTGAAAGTGGTTACTGGGATTCTCCTACTAGAAATAGTTTTGCTAGTCAAATACAAGATGAAGCTGCACTAAGCGGTGGAAGAAGGCGTAATCCAAAGTATAAAAAATCTAAAGGTAAAAAACATGTAAAATCTAAAAAATAAAGCAAAAATAAAATATATGTTTAATTACTTTTTAAAAATATATATTTACAATTCGTAATACTTAAAATTAAATGTTCTATTTAATGAATAGATATGGCAGATATAATGGAAATAACTGAACTCAATTTTGATAATGGAGACTTTGGTAATAATGATAGTTTTGGAAAATCTAGTAACTTTGGAGGTGGTTTAGAATTATTAATGAATGATAGAATTAAGGAAAATAGCAAGCCAAGCAGTGATATTGAATTTGATGATTTAAATAATTTAGAAAATGAATTAAATAATTTAGTTGATGATATTCCTTCAAATAGCTATAAACCTAAATCCGATTTTTTTAGCAAACCCAGTGTTTCTTTTGAAGAGCAGTCTGTTAAATTTGGCGGCGGTAGCGACTCGTCTCTTGGTCAATCTACTGCGCAAACTGAAAATGATAATAAAACATGGGACGGGTTTAGTAAATTTAATAATATTCCTATGAACCCCGATAAATCAGTTCCAATGGAACCAAAAATGTCCAAGGATGAACTACTAAGAGAGAAGTTTAAGTTTCTTAGAAGGTTGGAGGGTCTGGAAAAGAAGGGTGTTGAGTTATCCAAAAAATATAATATGGAATCTTCCTTACAGGAAATGATGGGTGAATACGAAACTATTATGGAGGAAAAATCCAAACAAAATTCAGTGAAATTCCAGGGTAATATGCTGATGGCTGTCATAAATGGTATTGAATTTTTAAACGGAAAATTTGATCCTTTTGATGTTAAACTTGATGGATGGAGTGAACAAATACAAGAAAACATTACTGATTATGATGATATTTTTGGAGAACTACACGAAAAATACAAGAGCAAGGCATCAATGGCACCCGAATTGAAGCTTTTATTCCAACTTGGAGGAAGTGCAATGATGGTTCATATGACAAATACTATGTTTAAATCCGCTATGCCCGGAATGGATGATATTTTAAGACAAAACCCTGATTTAATGCGTTCATTCCAATCTGCTGCAGTGAATACAATGGGGCAAAACAATCCTGGATTTTCTGGGTTCATGAGTGGTATTATGAATGACTCTGGAAGAGCTGGCTCTGGTATGGGTCCACCACCACCCATGGCTACTCAAGGTCCAAATTCTGTTCCGCCTCCTTCTGGAAGACCCGGCAATAATAATTTTGCAAGACCTGATTTAAATATGAGTCGCGGTTTCCCTTCAGGTCTTGATGATGGCATTAGCTTGCGAGAGAATTTTGAAAGACCTGATTTTCAAGATAGAACTAGTAAAAGAGCTGTACACCGTCCTGATATGAAAGGACCTAGCGATATTACTGATATTCTCTCAGGATTAAAAACAAAGACCATTAATATTCAAGAACCTGTATCATCAGTGCAAAATGATAATAGCACAATTAGTATCAGTGACTTAAAAGAACTTCAAACAGAAGGTAATATGCCCAAACGTAGTGGACGTCGTAAGAAATCTGCAAGTAATACGGTTTCATTAGATATCTAATCAACATTTGGGAAAGGTTGAGCCAAACAAAGAATATTTTTTAAATTGTTTGGTTCTTACTTCGTTATAACCTTTATGAAAAGGTTAAATTGTAAATCATTTAAAGATATAAAATGATTTACAATAATAATGGCAAGTTTAACGGAAAGTGCTTTATCTTATCCTGATAACAATAGAGATAACAACGAAAATAGAGATAACAACGAAAATAAAGACAAAAAACCATGGTACAACAATGTATATTTATGTATTGAAAAAAAAGGGAATAGTCAAAATTTTGACGGCTTTAATTGTTATACTTTTGCAAACTTTAGCCAAGCCGATATTTTTTATAAAAAAAAGTTTTATAATGAAAATAACAATCGTCATACTATGATCCCTGTATGTAAATGGATACCTTTCATGTTTCATAAATATTATCTTAATTATGCGTTGAAAAAACTGTATTGGAAAAATAATATAACTATTTTCAAAAATAAAAAATATATTTAATTTTATATAATATATATAAATATTATATAATGAGTAATATGAAAAGATGGGCAATATGCGCTATTTTATTTATAATTTGTTTTTTAATACTTGCTTACATAAATAAAGGGTTAAAAGAGGGTTATAGAAGCGATTTTTCTTGTGTGCAGCCTTCATGGCTTTTCAACAACTCAAATAATTTACCTCCTCCTTACCATTATAAGTATACCCATTAATATATATTTTCTATAAGATTTAGTGAAAATATATACATATAAAAATTAGACTGTCTATATTAGACAAATATATAAAAAGCTTGTAGGGTTTGGCTCAACCTTTCCAAAAGGTTGATTTATTCAAATTCTATTTTTACATCTTCCAAATACTTGTACTTGGTTTGAATTAATTCATTTAATGCATCTACCTTTATTATTTTATCTTGTTTTAAAATTTCCGATGTTTCATGAATAAACTCCTTTGCATTTTGAATAATAATATTGGCACATTTATAAGCATCATTTAATAATTTAACTACTTCATTATCAATCATTTCTTTGTATTTTTCACTAAAACTAGGGTATATTATATTATTTCCCATACCATAATAAATAACCATTTTCTCTGCTAACTTCAACGCCTCTTCAAAATCATTTATAGCACCAGTTGTTACCGAAACATCATAAAATACTTCTTCGGCAATTCTTCCAGCCAATAAGATCATCAAATGTTCAAATAATGCCTCCCGAATATAAATGTTACTCGTTGAACCTTCAAATACAGTATAACCTGGACTCTTTGGTGAAGATAAATTGATAATCACTTTTGAAACCTTGGAATGGTGTTTTGATAATAATCCAACCACAGCATGTCCCATCTCGTGTATAGCAATGTGATCAATAATATCAGTTGTAAATTCATGTTCATTTGGTTGCCAACCAGCCATCATTTTATTTAATACAAAATCAAAATCCTTGTAGCAAAATTGCGTATTATTTAGTCGTAACGCATTCAACATTGCCTCGTTCAATAGGTTTTCTATTTGCGCACCACTAAATCCTTCAGTTACTTCTACCAAATCATCTATTCCAATGGTATCGCAATATGGTTTGCCATTGATATGGATTTTAAGAATCTCTTTTCTAGTATTACTATCTGGAAGACCGATAAATATTTTTTTATCAATTCTACCAGGTCTCGTTAAGGCAGTATCTAATAAATCAATTCTGTTTGTGGCTGCTATTAAAAAAATACCTGTATTGTTTTTAAAACCATCTAGTTCAACCAATAAAGAATTCAATGTGCTGTCTCTCTCACTTGATGAACTTTCTCCATCAGTTGATCTTTTTCTACCCAAAGCATCAATCTCGTCAATAAATATAATACAAGGAATGTTTTTCTTTGCCAATTCAAATAATTCTTTAATTCGCGCAGAGCCCACTCCTACATATTTCTCTTGAAAATCAGAACCAGATACCGGAATAAAACTGCAATTTGCCTCGCCCGCCAATGCCTTGGATAATAGAGTTTTGCCTGTTCCTGGAGGCCCTTCCAATATGAGCCCCTTTGGTATTCTCACATTGTATTTTCTATATTTTTGATAGTTTCTTAAAATATCAACACATTGCATTAGTTCTTGTTTCACATTTTCATAGCCGCCTACATCTTTGAATAAGGTGCTAAACTTTTTAATGACTTGAAAATTTTTGGATTTTGAATTTGGAGTTTCAACATATCTTCTTCTTCCAGTATCTTCATCTTCATCAAAATGTCCATTACTTAGTGATTGACCATTTGACTGATCGTTTTCTTCATTTTCCATTTCAATTCCAAGCGATCTTAAAAAACTATTTTTATTTAAAATAATACGCAGCTTAGGTCTACTTTCGTCATCTTCATCATCGTCATTGGGTTCGTTTGTTTCATCTTCTGTTCCATTATGAAACTGTTTGCTATACAAACCCAATATACTCTCATTTTGAAGAGTTACATTTTTAGAGTTTAATCTTCGGATTTCTTCGTAAAAACTTGGTTTGACTAGTGGATATTTTCTAACAATAATAACGCCATTTTCACTATTATTTTTTCTTGAAGAAAGCTCCTGTAAATATTTTTTTGAAAAAGGGTTATATCTATTTTTATCTACTTCTGCAAATTTATTTTTATGGTTTAATAAATTGTTGTTTATCATAAATGCATTGGAAGAATTATACAATAAGTAATTTAACACATACACGTAAAATATAAAACACATGTTTGCCATTTTATATTTTACATCATTTATTTCTATGTTATTTTTTATAATTAATAATATTTGGGTTTTTATTGTTTATTGTTTATTGTTTATTGTTTCTTTTACTTTTTTCGCTTTTCTTATCTGTATTATAAAATTCTAATTCTTTATGCGTATCATAACTTAAATCATCTTTTAGGTATACCATGATTATTTTCTTTTCTGGTAATTCATAATCTTCAAATTCTTCGTCATTGATTTTTAATAGATGCTTCATTAATACCCTAGCTGTATGCTTATGTGTAACTATTAGAGGCAATCTTTCTTCATTTAATGTATATAAAATATCATTTTCATAATAAGGTAACATTCTCTCTAATACATTTTCCTTTGACTCACCATATTTCACCGTTTTAAAATAACAATTTCTATAAATTTTATATTCTTTATCATTATAAGCATAATCGCGAACAATTGGCGGTTTTATATTATAATTACACCGAATTAATTTTGTATATTTTCTACCAAATAAGTCACGAATATATTGTCTTGGTATTCCTTCTAAAGTTCCGTAATGTCGCTCATTTAACCGCCATGATGTATACATAGGAACATCTATTTTGTTAAATTTATTTAATTCATTTTTAATTATATTTGAAGTTTCTATTGCCCTATCTAATACAGACGTAAATATTATATTTGGACATATATTATGTTTTATCAGTGTTTGAGAAATTAAAGTAGCTTCTTTTCTTCCATTATTTGTCAAAGGAATATTTGTCCAACCTGTAAATTTACTATCTTTATTCCAAATAGATTCGCCGTGTCTTACCATTAAGAAACGATTTTTTGTTGGTAATAATCCTTTTCTATACAACATTTATTTTATTATATGATATTTTTTAAACCATTTTTTGTAATATAAAAATATACAAAACATAAAATATAAAAATAATTATATTTGCAGTTTATAATTTAAATAAAAATAATATAATTAATTAGTAATGCAACCTAACAATGGAAGATCTATAAATGACATTATAAATAATTCCAATAAAAACAAGGCTTCCATGACAAAATGCAACAAAGGGGGTGTTAAAATTAAAGAGGCTGGTAATAGTTATGTTGCGGATCCTTTTGCAGGAGTAAATCCTTTTAGCAATCCCAATGAAGAGAGAAACATAGCTGTTACATATAATAAGTCAGGATATGAAAGTTTGGATTTAAATATTGATAGTTATTCCAGAGAAGAATTATTTAAACTTTTTGGGCTTAAAAGCATGAATCTTACCGAAGATGTTATGAAAGAGTGTAGAAAAATTGTCTTGAAAACACATCCTGATAAATCCCGTCTTGATGAAAAGTATTTTATTTTCTTTTCAAAGGCTTATCAGAAAATAGTGGGAATCTATGAATTTCAAAATAAAACCAATAAAAAAGTGGAACAAACTACCAATGAATATTTTGATTCCAATAATGGAACCGTTTTAGACAAATTGTTTGAAAACAAAAAAGACCTCAAAGAATCTAAAAATTTTAATCAGTGGTTTAATGATCAGTTTGAGAAACACAAGTTGGAAGACGCTAACCAAACTGGTTATGGTAGTTGGCTCAAATCAGATGACGATATTGTTTACACTCCCAATGTAACAAAGTCCAATATGGCTGCCGAAATGGAAAAAAGAAAAAAGGAAGTGCAAACTCTTACTAGCTATAATGGTGTGAGTGATCCATATGCATCTACATTCGGGGGATCTTCTTTGATGTCTTATGATAGTAATTTTACTTCTGGTTCACTCTTTAGTAGTGATGGAATGGGTTATACTGATTTACGTCAAGCTTATGTAGAATCAGTTAT